TGCGGCAATTATCGGGCTGCAAGCCCCGCCCAGCTTAGTCTTACAGTCGGACTCAAAATCCCGCGCCGCAAGGCGTGCCGGTTCGATTCCGGCCCCGGGCACCATAGCTTTACTGCTATGGTTTATATAGTAGTTGCCGCATCCGTTGCCGCACCGTTGCCGCATGATCATCGATCCCGGCCAACAATCCACATCAGAAAACAGGTTATCAGCACAGCAATTCCGAACATCGCTGGCGCGAGCAGAACGGCAAAGGGACCCATATCAGCCTTGGTTGTTGGTCTGGATGGCCGGATCAGCCTGGGCCTTTCCCCGGAAGTACGACGCCACTCCTAGCACGCCGCCGATGGCCAGCCATGCCTCGGTCGGCACCACCGGCACGGGCAAGTGCGCAAGTGGCAGCACAAAGTACACACCCATGAACATGATGCCGAACACAAACCCGACAAACGGACGCCAGGAGTAGGTGGGCCAATGCTCCGACTTGGCTTCTACCTGCATGGTGGCGTTGACTGCCTGAATCGTGGCCGTGTCGGCGGCGAGTCGGTTCTGCTCGGCTGACACGACCAGCGCCTGCAGCTCGGTCTGCCGGGTCGCCTCGATCTGTTTCAACTTCACGGCGGCATCGGGGTTAACCGTGAGCGCTTGACTCACTTCGTCGGGCGTTGCTCCGACACCCAGGCCGCTGGCAATCATGGCACCGATGGCAGCACCAGGAGGGCCGCCCAGCAGTGTGCCAAGCATGGGAGCTGCAGCACCCACCATCTTTGATATGTCTTTCCATTCCATGATCAGTCTCCAATCAAATTGTTGGCGATACGCCTTGCCCATCCGCCACCGAAAACAGGCCAGGTCTTGAGTCCAGTCATGAACATCAGCCGGTAGCCGTTGTAGCGCCCCGAGATGCCTGATTGAGCAGCGCATAGAGCCAGCGTCTTAGGCCCAATCACGCCGTCCGCGTCAGCACCTACTGCCCGTTGCAGCCAGCGCACCGACTGACCGACTCCGCTGTTCACCGCGCCATCGAACACATCAAAGCGAACCTCGTCGGGCAGGTTATCGGCTTGGCAGGCATCCCAATAGGAGCTTCGATAAATTGCTTTCGCTGCGTCCTGAGTGAAGTCGCGCATATCTCCTGCGTAGCCATTGGCCTGCGCCACGGACTGCGTGACGCCCCAATTGGTTGCTCCGCCTGGGTCATTTGGGTTATTGCTGTAGCCGCCCTCCGAACCTAGCAAGCGCTGGAAAGACTCATCGAAATTCATGGTTGATCCCCTTCAACAACTTCACCGTGAAAGACTGGAGCAAATCCGGTCTTGACATGGCCTGGTGGCGGTTTGTAACTGTTCAGCTTGATCTGCCCGGTTTTCGGGTCCAGCGTACCGTGCAGCATGTGTAGGATTCCCCATGCGATACGGCTGCGTCGGATCACAAGATAGGATTCTTCGCCCGGGTCAGCCTTTCGCAGCCAACGAGGAACCGCCCATAGGATGCAATTGCTTTTAGAGTTCATAGTTGTCATTGCGCCAGTTTTCGAGCCAGTGCATCCATACGATCAAATACATCATTTGTCTGCCTTTCCATCGAGCTTTCCCTCGATCTTGTCCAGCTTTGCAAAGAGAGAGCAACAGTCAGCTTGTCCAAGTCATCCCGCTTGACGTAACTGCCCGCGACAAGTAGCTCGATATGTTGCACTGCCTTTACCAAATCAGCATCCGCCACCTGAAGAGCCTTGATGTCGGCGCTCAGGCGGTTGAGCACCCACGCGCCCAAGAATGCGATCAATCCCATGGCGGCGTTGAAGCCGGTTTGTGCATCGATCATTTGAGGTAACTCGCAGCGAGGAACAGCGCAGGCAGCAGCGCGGTCACGATGGTCTTGCCGACGCACACGGAAAGCGTCTCATGCTTCACCAGGTAGTCGCTGATCTTCTTGACCGCGCACAGGCCGAAGACCGCCGCCGTCGCGCCCAGCCAGGACAACGGCACGGGAAAGCCCGCGGCATGCGCAGCAAGCGCCGCAACAGCGCCGAGCGCACCGCCGTAGACGAAGTGGTTGGCGTAGTCCCGGGGGACCTGCGGGACTGAATCGAGGATGGTGCTGAGTGACATGATTAAATCCCGACAATTTCCGCGCTGAACTCATAGGGATCTTGCAGCGCCGAGGTGCTTGCGTTGTTGAATATGATTTGCACTGATCCAAGGGCTTTTGTGTTGTACCGATATGAAACCACATTCGGTGAGTCTGAACATATTTGAACCGCGTAATTTGTGTTTGAAAATGTGGTTGTCGGGAATGTCAGTGTGAACGTTCCGACTGCCGTCCTGGTCACTGCTACGCCACCGTTGCCTTGCAACAAAGCGCCTGTCGATCCAGTCGCTACCGCCCACACTTTCACTAGCGAATTCCGAACTGAACCCCCCCCCATAACAAAATCTGGCGGGGTCGTTCCATACCCGCTTTTGATGTACGTGACATTGGTAGTTGTGCCAGTCACAGTAAGCGCCGGATTCCCAATAATGACCGCGCTTGAGTCGTTGGCTGTCAGGTTTACATACGCAGGCGCACCCGTTCCCAGTTGGTAAGGAACGAAGCCCACGAACGTGACAAATGCCGCGTGATCCAGTTTGATGGGTGCCTTGTTGTTGGTTGGGCTTGCGGATATTGAACCGCCTGTGATGGTGAAATTCCCGCCACTCAACAGCAAATCCGACCAGCTTGCATTCGCTCCCGCTGGGTTGTTGTCCTGTGAGCAGTCCTCCCAATAGCAGTCGTTTAGCGTAAATCCTGCACCCGTGAGGTTAAGCCCCCCCGCTACGGTGTGATCACAGGTTACGCGCTCGAAATAGCAGCCCACCCCTCCACCCGTAGTAATGCCGTAATCTGAGCATGCCTGTACAAGTATGTGTTTGAATGAACACATAAAGTCATAGGCAAAATTCATCGCCTTTGCCGGGAATGCGTTCAGAACCAAGTTGTGAAACTCTCCGTGAACACACGTCCCACTATCGGCAATTAGCTGGGTTAACGTGTACGCTGCCCCGGTATTAGGTGAGCAAAAGAAGTTTTCAAAGCAATAGAAAGATGTGTTTCCCGCTGCCGATGTGAACGCCGGTCCATTGAAGTCGATGTATAGGCTGGTTGATGGGTAGGGGATATTTCCGAAACCAGCAAACCGAATGAAACAGCTATTCGGAATAGCGATTGAAGACGTGATCCGATATCGCCCTGATGGGAAAATTAGCAACCCCTTAGTTCCGAGATATGCTATGGCCAGCCTGATCGCTCCAGAAATATCGAGAAGTAGGGTTCCCGCCTGCACATCTGCGATTTGTGCCGCAGTCATGAAACGAAACACATTTACCGCCTGGGCGTTAAGTTCTGCCTGAACCGTATTCGCTATAGCACCCGCCCCCGCAGGCTGATACCCAACCAGCGATGCACCAGAGGCTGATAACAACGCCGAGATGAACCCTTGCACGGTAATCCAAGACCCTCCCGTGGCGCCGATCAAGGTCGCGCCAGCGGATGCGGCAAGATTGACCAGCGATGTGCCCGCCTGCGCGATGTAATTGATGATCGCGGTTCCGGTGGCGTTCCAGCCGAATATATTATTGGGAACAGGCGCTGGAAGCTGGACCGTAACCCCGGTCGGTGTACTCACCACCAGCTGCAGCGCTCGACTGAGCTTCTCGGCGAGCTGCTGGATTTGCACCGTTGCCCGGTCCAGCGCGTCGTTGAGAACCTTTGGATAAAAGCCTCCCGCATTGGTCAGGTCCATCGGCTGCAGATTTCCAACCTGGCTGGTCGCCGTGAGAGTTGTTCCTGCGGGTGGCGCCACGAGCCTGGTGATCGTGCCGCCCGGGTTGGCGTTCTGATCGGCGTTGAGAACGATGGTGTAGTCGGTGCCGAGCGCTTGAACGGTCTCGACGCCAGTGGCCGCGACGGCCTGCACCACCAGCACGTCGGCCGTGGTGAAGACTTTGAACGTGAAGGGGAAGGCAGTCGCGACCCCGTCGCCAGTGAACGGACCCGCCTTGCGGTTGGTGCTGGAAATTGTCAAGGGTGCACTCCGGTGAATTGGGCCTACTTTGCCGCGCGCGCGAGGGGTTACGTGCACCGCTCCCTTGGTATCTGTTGGTACCTGATACGCTGCATTAATACCAGTTGCTATAAGCACGCCCCCACCGTGTGTGCTTAAATTGATTCGCTCACTTTTGGGCCAGAACATCAAGGAGGAAATATGAAAAGAATCGTGATGGCACTGTTGGTGCCGATACTCTTTGCCGGGTGCGCCATGAGTTTCGACACCCTGGACCTCGCTTTGCCAAAGCTTAGGGGGCAAAGCATCAATGTGGCCATCAACTACCTGGGCATCCCCGACCGGGAATACGAGATCGCTGGCAACAAGGTCTACGAATGGACCACGTCAGGGCCTAACCCCTTCGCGCCCACGGCCCCGCACCTGGGCTGCTCAATCAAGGCGAGCACGGTAGACGGCCTGGTCCAACGCTTCAACTACAACGGAAGCAACGGGACTTGCCAGGTGTATGCTGACCGGCTGAAGCCCCTTCTGTAGGTCCCTGGCCATGAAACCAAACATCGACCCGCCCGTAGCCGTCGGCATGTTGGCGGCCTTCATTGGGGCTTTGACCATCGGGGACGCGCACCCCTACGCCGCCGGGGCTTTGGGGGTCTGGGTGACCTGGTGTTTGTTCTACTACACCATCAAGAACAAGCCTTAGCGCTGCTTCATCTCGCCGTGCATGATGCCGCGCAGCCAGTCGCCCGTGGTCTCCGGGTTCTGCTGACCCTGCCCCACATCCCACAGGAACTGCGCAGCAGAAGCGGGTTGCCCGAGAGGCAGGCCGAACACATAGCCCGCCGTGGTGATGGTGTGCTTCAGGGCCTTGGGGTTGGCTTCTTCACCCAGGGCCGCGTGCATCACGTCCATGCCGCTGTTGCCCACCGCCTGCACGATGCTCGCCGCCGGGGTGACAGAGTATTCCTTGCCCGTCAAGTAGTGAGCTGACAGATCGCGCAGCACCGGCACCCCGGCGAAGGCCGCCGCCGTGAACTCCTTGGCCGCCCAGGTCAGCCAGTTGGTGTCTCCGTGGTCATCCTTGGACGGGTGCAGCATGCTGTGCATGGCCTGCACGCCCAGGGTGTAGATCAGGGTGCGCATGATCACCGTGCCCAGGTCGCCCCTGAAATCGCCCGGTTCACCATTGCGGAAGGTGTCGGGCAACGACTTGGCCAGGCGCGCCGTATCCATCAGCCGGTTCACATTGTGGTTCCAGAAGGTGTAGAACATGGTGAACAGTTTGAAGAACTCGGGGCCACGTTGCACCGCGGCCAGGTCCTTGATACCGCTGCCACCGTGGGCGTTGCGCACGGTCTTGTCGGCAAAGTAGACCGCATCGGCCTCACCCAGGCCCAGACCGCCACCCGCTTCGGCGGCCATGGCCTTATGGTAGGCACCCATCCAGGTGGGCAGGGCCGAGGCCATGTCCAGCATGGCAATGCCCTGGTAGGCGTGGGCCTTCATCATGTCGGTGCCGCGCGCGACCGCCCCGGTGGTGGTATCCATCAGCCGCAGTTCGATCTCGCGCAGGTGCTCGCGCACGTCGCGGTCCACCTCGTTCATGCGGTTGCGCATCTCGCCCGAACGCTCGAAGATGAAGTCCTTGTTGGCGGCCCACTGCAGCGGATTGGCGAAGTCCTTCAGGCCGGCGCCCATCCACTTCGGGCCGAGCTCGGCGACCGACTCCAGCCCGGCCGAACTGCCATGCACCAGCATGGTCGAGATCCGGTAGCCCAGGCCAACGATGGTGGCCCGTGTGCGCGCCCCGTGCGCCAGCTGGTCGAACCACTTGAGCGCGGCCATGTCCACCTTGCGGTCGTTCGCGATGGACTGCAGCCACGGGCGCAGCTGGTCGTAATGCTCAGGGCTAAGAGTGTCCTGAATCGCGTTGCGCACGTCCTTGTGGGACAGGAACTTGTCGGCGTCAATGATCGCCTCCCGGTAGGCCACGTCGTGGATCTCGTCCTTGATCACCCGGGGGATCACGTCCAACGACAGCAGCAGCGGCCGCGCGTAACTTTCGCTGCGGGTGTTCATGCGCCCGGTGTCGGTGTTGGCCTTGGCGTAAATGTTCTCGAACAGGGCATCGCCCGCCTTGGCACCCCGTTCAGCCACGTCTTGCGAGCGGGCCGGATCATAGACCATCGGCCAGTACCACCCGTCGTAATGGCCGTGCGGGGTGTCGAACGGACGGGGTGCGATCTTCTCCGGGTTGGTGTTGCCCAGACGGCGCGACATCGCCAGCTTCTCCGGCCACAGGGTCTCCAGGGTCTTGCCCAGGCCGGCCACGAAGTCCCAGTCGGCCCTGCCCATGTTCTTGTGCAGGAAGTCCCAGACGGCGGCCTCGTCCCACTTTTCGCCCTTGAGGAGCTTGAAGGTGTTGGACTCGTTGCCCATGTTGCCCGCCAGCGCCAGCATCTCTTTTTTGGTGAAGCGCTGGGCTTTGCCTGTGAGACCGTCGCGCAGGCCACCAGCGGTGTAGATCTTGCCACCATCCCTGGTGACATCGTCCAGGTGCGAGTGCAGCAGGGTGTCGATCTTGGCCTTGATGTCGGCCTGCAGGGTGGCTTCATGCGTTCCAGCGTCAGCGATGCGGCGAAACACCACCCGGTTGAAGACGCCGTTGGGGTTGCGGTTGTCCAGCCAGTCGAACATCTGCTCCATTTTCAACAGCGCGGCCTGCATGCTGCGCCCGGCTGACTTGACACCCAGCCACTTGGCCTCCATGGTGGTCAGACCCCGATTGCTTTCGGGCGAGCGCTGAGGCAGTTCACCCGTGGTGGCCTTGGCTTCGTCGGCCAGGGCCTGCACTTCACGCATCTCCTTCAGGTCCAGCAGCCGGGTTTTCAGTCGGCCCAGGTGCTCGATGCTCTTGACCGCATCCAGCAGCCCCCGGAACTCCTCCACCGGCATGTCCTTGTAGTGCATGCGGGTGGCTTCGTTGAGAAGCTTCTCGGGGATCTGCGGCTCATAACCCTGGGCGGCCATGCGATCCACAAAGACCATCAGCGCTTCGCGCTTGTCCAGGGCGGTGTGGCTGGTGCTCTTGCGCAGGTCATAGCGGTCGAGCAGGGCGTCAATCTGATCCCGGTATTCGAGATCGATGTTCTCGCGCACGCCGGGTTTGTCGAACTTGTCCAGGTACTGCACGCCCTTGCGCACCTCCTCGAGGGCGTCCGTGGCGGCCTTGGCCAGCCGGTTGTTCAGCAACTGGGCGCGCTTCTCGACGGCCGCCGCAGGCATGTCACCCCCGATCAGGGCTTTCTCAGCAGCGCGGGCGGCGCGCCCTTCGGCGGCAGTGTATTGCGCTGGCCGCAGATCGCGCACCCGCTTGGCCGCGATGGCCGCATCCGCCGCTTCTTTGGCCGCCAGGGCCAGCGCACGGGCCGGGCCGGTGGCTTTGGCCAAGGCTTTCAATTCGGTGGCCACGAAGCGGGCGCGGGCCTCGTTGTGTATCGCGGCCTCGGCCGCGCGCTCGATGCTTTGCGGGTCCACCAGGTCGCCGTGCTGCTCGAGCATGCGCTGATCGGTCATGCCCTCGATCACCGATTTAGGATGCTCAGCAGACGCCAGCTGTTCCACCAGGTCCCGCCCGGACTCCAGGCCGAACATCTCAGCCACGATGTCAGGGTGTAGTCCGCCCTTGTCACTGGTCATGCGTTTCTCGGACAGGTCGCGCCAGATCGCGTCTTCTTTGTCTCCGAACATGTAGCGCAGGTCCTCGGTGCGAAGTTTGCCCCGGCCTACATCCGGCAGATCAGGGATGCCCACGGGCACGTCACCGTAGGCCCCGGCCATATCCTGGCTGATAGAAAAGCGGTCCACGCCGCGCAGCTGGTCGTCAAACAGTTCCTCGAACTTGGCCAGGTCAGCCTTGCCGTGCTCATCGGGCAGCAGGTAGCCATATTCCACCAGGCGCTCGGCCATGGCATCGAGGCTGTAACCCCCGGTCTTACGCGCCACCGGCTTGCCAAACACGCCAGACTCGATCTTCTCGTTCTCAGGATGGCCCCATTGCGACTTGAGCGCCCCCCGGTCCAGCCCGCCCAGCTTGGCGATAGCCTCGAACAGGTTGTCCACCTCGGGGTTCACGCCCGTGGACTTGCCCGCCGGCTTGTCACCCACCACCCTGTCTCCGCCTTTGGCCGTCAGGAAGGTCCACGCCCGATAAATGGGCTGGCTCATCACCTCTTTGGTGACCTCTTGCTGGGCGGTCTTGCGTTTGCCTGCGGCTTCCTTTTGCAAATCCTTCAGCGCCTTGCTCTTGGCATTGGTCAGCCACTTCATATCGCGCAGGCTGCGGCCCTGCAGCTGGTCCTGGGCGTCGGCGGTGGCCTCTTTGCCCAAACCCTGGTAGGCGGAGAAGTCTTCGGGCGTCATGCCGGCGTCGGTGGCTGACTCGAACAGCGGCCGGTAACCGCGCACCTGCTCGGCCGTCTTGATCGCCTCATCGCTGGCCAGCATGCGGTCAAACACGCCACGCACCTCGGGGGTGAGCTCGACCTTGAGCGCTGTCAGCGACTTGTAGACGTTCAGCAGCCATGAGCGGAACGCCTGGAACGCTTTGGCCAATCCCACGCTGGGGGCCTTGCCTTCCATGATGTAGGCCTCGAAGCCGCGGGCGAAATTTTCATGGAACTCCCGCTTTTCATCCAGGGACAAGGACGCCCAGTGATCGGTCGCCGACATCTCGGGGGTGGAATTGACGCCCATCCAGTTCAAGGCCGTGGTCATGTCGTCCGCGATGGCGCGTTCACCTTGGCTGACCTCAGCGCCCGAAGCGATGCGCGCCTCGATCTGTTGCGTCAGGTGGTTATTGACCTCCAGGAAGAAGTGGCCCAGCTCGTGGATAGTGGTGGACAGGTCCGCGCCCTTGAGCAGGCTGATGACGCTGGGGTTCTGGGTGATGTCGTTGCCGAAGCTGATCTGGCCACGGGCGGGCTGGTGCAGGATGTTGGCGTCGTGCGGGTTGAATTCGCCGTTGTTGCCGATAGCGGATTTAATCGCCATCGGATCAAACACCGCATATTCGTTCTTGCCGTCGCTGAACTTCAGGATTACACCGTCATGCCCAGCCGCCTTTGCCGCCTCAGCAAATGGTGCAGACCAGGCGGGGTTGGGTTGATTGCTGCCAAGATCGGATACAGGGTCTTCTTTGATTCCGTATTGCTCGGATAACGCCCGCAGCTTAGGCCAAAGCGCGCCGGTCGATGCGTCGAACTCAAGGGGGTTACGCAGGGATAGATATACCGGCACTGTGCGCGGCGCGTCTGCTCGCGTCTTGGCGCGGGCCATGTTGGCGTAACTGCCCGCGAGACGACTGTCTGCGCTAAAGTAAAAGCCCTTGCCCAACTTTCCTGCGTCCATTGACGACCCAACTTTATCGGAGTCAAAGCTGTGGAAGTCGGTGTTCGTACCGTGGTAAACCACCAACGGCTTACCGCCCGCGTCCACCACCTTGCTATCCCCGAACCAGCCCTTGAACGCTTCGCTTTCGGTGGCCAGTTTGCCGGACTGGTCATACGTGCCGCCCGCCACGTTCTCCGCTGAAAACTTCAAGGGGTAGGTGTCGCCAAACTGCTCAGGCGTCAGGCCCATGCGTTCGGCCATAGTGACACGCTGGTCAGCGATCAATTCCGCATGCAACCGATTGACATCGGGCCTGAAACGGTTGACATCGTTGAGCTGCTGCATGACCTGGTCGCGAATCGCGCTGCGCGAGGCCTGCGCGGTGTCCTGCACCCCCTTATCAGCCAGCATCTTCTCGACCGTGCCCTTGAGGCTTTCCACCTGGCCTTCATAGGCGGCCTTGGCTTCGGTGTAGGTCTTGCCCTCGGGGTCTGTCTTCAGGTGCGGCAGGATGGCCTCGTCAATCGGGCCGCCCGCGAGGTGGGTGGCATAGTCAGCCACTGGGATGCGGATGTCGCCCTTGGTCTCACCCGCTTCGTGCAGCTGCGCCAGCACATCGGGCAGGGTTTGCGCCAGGTCGTTTTCGGTGACGCCCGACTGGTTCAGCGCATTGGTCAGGGTCTCGTGGTCGACATAGACCTCCTTCAGGTGGCCGTCTTCCGTGACGCTCTCCACGAACGCCTTGAAGGCCGCCGGGTCGCGCTCGCGCAGCTTGGCCACAGCCGACACCTGGCCCAGCCCATGCAGGGCTTCAATCGACTTGGCATCGGCCTCATTCTTGATGGCGTCCACATAGCTCTGGCGCGCGGCGTCGTTGATGCGCTGGTGGATGTCGGCCACGTCATGCGGTCCGGCCAGCCCGCCGAACATGGTGCCCATGACAGCATCCAGCCCCCGGTCTTCCCAGCTGCGATCGGGTTGCTGCATGCTGTCAGGCATGGCGGCGTTCATCGCCTGGTGCGACACGTCACCCAGCAGCGGCCCCATGACGGCACCCGAGGCCATGCGGTAGGCCAGCTTGCCAGGGGTGGCAAACGGCACGACGCCGCCGAGTGAGCTGGTGACATAGGCGGTGAGCGCGGCCTTGCTGGCATCAACGGTGTTGCCCGTCTTCTCCATCACGGAGTTGTAAGTATCCTGCGCGGATACCGCCGACGGCACCATCATGGCCTGCACGCCGTGCGCGATGTGCGGCCCCAGGGCTTCCATGACGGAGGCACCCAGACGCGGGGCAACCGCGCCGCCACTGGTCAGAGCCGCCTCACCCAGCACGCCCGCCGTGGAGCCGACGGTGTTGAGCAGCTGGTCCTTGAAGCTGGCGCCCTTGCCGGGGCCGCTTTGGCTGTACTGGTCCAGGCCGCTGGTGATGCCCAGAGCGCCCTGTTGCAGGTTAGTGCCAAACACGGCATCAATCGGTCGATCCAGCGTGCTGGCCGCCAGCCCCAGGTACTTGCCGGTACCGGCCAGCGCCCGCGCGCCACCCTCAACGATCTTGCCCGCATCGCCGGCCAGGGTGTCGCCCTGCCCCGGCGTGCTGAAAATGTAGTGAATGGCATCCGACAGCAGGCTCGACTGCGTGCTGTGGGGCTGCAGCGGGTCAGCGGCTGGCGCTGGTGGCAAGGCCCGCACCGCTTGCTCGACGCCGGCCGTGGCCGGGATATCGTCGTGCGTGATGCGTGCCAGGTCCGGATTCGCCACCAGTTGCGCGGTGGTGGGGAACTTGCGCGCCAGCAGGCCAGCATCGAAGCTGGACATTTGCGCCTGCTGCTTGACCACATCGGGCAAGGCGCGCGCGGTGTCCAGCGGCACATTGGCGGCCGTGGCAAAGCGACGGGTCTGGGCTTCCTGGTCCGGGTTGGTGGCCAGGGCATTGCCGACACTGCTTCGTATCTGCTCGGCCTGCGTCTGTTGCAGGGACTGCGTGGCCGCGACGGACCACTGATCGATGTCGCTTTGGTTTGGCATGGGATCACTTCGAGGTGTGAAGACGGCGGTACAAATTGAGAACGTCGGTGTCGGTGGGGGCCTTGTTACCCATGGCCACCAGGGATTGCCTGATCCCGACAGCGGCACCCGATGGCAGGTCGCCCAGCTGCATGGTCATCAGCTTTTGCGAGGTGTCCGCACCCTGGCCGCCATACCAGAGCGTGTTTTTGAAACTCACGTCGGTGGCAAACAGGGTGTGGATATGGTTGTCGATCTGCTCGGGCGTGAGCTTTTGCCCGGTCGCCTTTTGCTGATCGAAGATCGAGCGGTCCACAAAAGCACGAATGCCGCCCAGGCGCTCCGGGTCCGGCTTGCCCAGGGGACTACCGTTTTGTGTCGGGATCTTGAGCGAGGCCAGGTTCTCGTTCAGGCTGCGCGTGACGCGCGCGCTGTTGATGCCCTCGATTGAAGTGTCAGACCCGCCGTTGATGTAGTCGGCACGCTGTTTGTCCAGGTGCTTGAAATCCGTCGGGCTAAGTTCAGTCTGCAGCATGGTCCACGCGGGGTTCGACATGTTGGCGTACTGGCCCATGTTGTTGGTGATGTCGCTGTAGCGGCTCAGGTTGGTTATCGTGTCGCCGCGCTGAATCGTCTTGCTGAAGGCTTCCAGGTTGCGGGCCTCGCCCGGGGCGTACTGCATCAGTGGGTCCATCAGCGCTGGGGGAACCGTGGCGACGCCGCCCCCGTTGTCCTTGTTCTGCCAGAGCCAGTTCTGCACCGCGCTCAAGGCTTGCTGGCCCTTCTCGTTGATCGACTTGTTGATGACGCCAAACTGGGCTTGTGCCTGTTCGCGCGCCATCTTGACCGCCATGGCGGGAGTGCCGGCAGGCAGTTGCGCCAGCACGTTGTTGACAAAATCCAGCTCTGTCGGGCGCGGTGCGACCGGGCCGGTGCCGTTCAGGGCCTGCACGTTCTTGGCGACATAGGCCTGTGTTTCTGCGGGTAGGCTGGTGAGCCAGTCGCCGGGTTTGCCGGCCGCCGTGGTTTTGGCCATGGCCGCATCGAGCGCACCGGGGCCGGCGTTGTAGGCGGCCCAGGCTTTATCCGGTGAGCCATACTTTTGCAACATGGCCTGCAGGTAGTCGCGCCCCACCCTGGCGCGCTCGCCGGGGCTGTTGTCCTGCGCGGGTTTGACGCCGAAGCCGGGGTCCGAGTTGGTGGTAGGCATCACCTGCATGACACCCTGCGCGCCCTTGGGGCTGGTGACCGTGGTGCCGTCGGGGTTGGTCTCGCGCCCGCCACTCTCGGTTTGGGCTGTGATCTGTGTCATCTTGTCGAAGCCGGTAGGTGCCAGAGTGGGCATCGCCTTGGCGGTGGCCGTCTGCACGGCGGTGTTGGCCAACCCGGTCCATACCGCCTGGTTGAGATGGCCCTGCAGTTTCAGGATGTCATCGGCCGACATCTCGCCCTTCGCGCGGGCCTGCTCCATGTAGCTGGCAGCGTAGCTGGGGTTGCCGTTCTCCAAGGCGGCCGAGATCACGCCTGCATGCACCGCGCTGACACCGGTCAGAAGGGCCGCATCGGCTGGTGCACCCGTCAGGCCCGCGCGCTGCATCTTGGACATGACTGCGGCTTTCACCTGATCAATGGCGCCCGGTACCCAATCGCCGGTAGTTGCATCCTTGTGGCCGTTGATGTAGCTCGGGTCGTCCCAGTGCAGGCGCGCGTTGTCGCTGGCCAGCTGGGCCGTGGTGCTGTCCACGTCGTTGTGGTAGTTCTGGAACTGCTGCGAGACGTGGGCCTCAATCTGCCCGTGGAACTGTGAAAAGGTATCAGCCGCCTGCATCTGGAACGCCCGACGCTGCTGGTCGTTTCCCAAATTGGCAGAAATGGCGTCCGTCTGCTCCTTGAACTTGTCGCCGTAGTCCTGGAACAGAGGTTTTTCGAGGGGTGTACCGTCCGGGTTAAAGAGAGCGTTGGCGCCCTTCTTTGCTAGATATCCGGTCTGCGGGTTGTAGGCGAGGTCTTGCGCGGCCATGCGGGCCTGATTGACGGCATCATTGACGCGAACTTGATTGGCCTGGTCTTGCACGTCCAGCGCGATGCGCCCGAAGTCGGTGCCTGTCTTGGTGGCCGCCTGGCCAAATTGGCTGGCCTGATCAGCAGCAATGGCGCCCGGCGTTGGGCCGGTTGGCGCAGAGAACTGGACGTTGGGCTGACCAGTGACTTGTGACTGGAAATTGTCTTGGGTGGGCACGCGTGGCATCAGATCGCCCCTGCTTTGTTGTACTGGTACCAGTTGCTGGCCACGGATCCGGCACTGCCAAGCAGAGAGGTCGTGGCCGAGGTCAACGGGCTGATCGCGCTGGCGCTGGCGCGCGACATATTGGCCTGATTGGTCTGGTTGACGCCTTGGGTGCGGTAGCCCATCGCGTTGCGCACGGCATTGGCGTGGATGGTGTTGGCGTCCGCCTCGCCCAGCACATCGGTTGAGGTCAGGACCTGGTTGGCCGTGCCCACACCCAGGTCGATACCGTTGGCCGCCATGCTGGCGCGCTGGGTGCCCTTGAGATTGGCGGTGGCGATGTCGCTCTTTTGCTCTTCGCGCTGGCCTGTGAGCAGGGTTTGTTGCGCCGCGCTTTCGCTCATGCGGGCGTTGATGTCGGCCAGATCGGCCTGCAGGCCGAGGGAAGTTTTATTGGACTGAGCGGAGTAGTACGAGCCGACCGCAGAGCTTGCGGCGCCCGCTCCCTGCATCGCCAAAGCTGCGGCTGGATTGCACATGTGTCAGGCCCGTTGGTGTAGTGGGGCCACTATGTCGCTTGCCCTGCAGGTTACGTGCACCGCTCGAAGCGGTGAAAAGGTAGCCCATCCACCCCGTAGGGTTCCGCCTTGAAGATGCTGAAGCCGGTATGGCGCAGCCAGGCGATGGAGCGCAGGTTGCGCGCGTCAACGTAGTTGAACAGCTGGTCATACTTCAGGCCCCAGCGCGCCACATGCTGGCGACTGAGCTGCACGATCGCGCGTCCGTACAGTTCAAGCGTGTCGGTACCCAGCATCCACGGACAACCCTGGCCACCCAGCAGCGAGACCGGCGCCACACCAAACACCGCAATTGGCTCACCGTAGGCGGTGACCGCAACATAGGCCTCTTCGCTGGATTCGACCGCAGTGTGCAGACATTCCAGCAGATCGAGCTCCGATCCGTGCACGGCGCGCAGCTCCTGGGCATCGTCGGCCCGCAGGTGCTGCGCGAGGTAGCGCAGATCGTCCGCGTCGGGTTTGGCCAGCTTGACCTTAGCCACCGAGCTCGGCCTCGATGGTCATGGACACCAGGGTCAGCGGCAGCGGATCGGATTGCCGCACATAGACCTGGCCGGTGGATTGCCAGCTCGGCTCCAACACGATCTCTAGCTCGTCAATCTTGAGGTCCGGCGGGGTGCCGTAGGCCTCCGTCGTGCGCTGTTTGGCCCGCACCATTCGGTCCAGACTGGGCCCGGCAAAGACGCCCGAGGATTTGTAAACCCGCAGCCAGACCCGGTTGATATTCTTGGTTCGGCCCTGGCCATAGCCGCTGTCTACCTGGGCCGACAGCGGCAGGGTCTGCACGTCGGCCGTGATGGGCAGACCCACCTGGACCTTGCTGCAGGGCTGTCCCAGCGTGATACTGCCACCGACTACCGCCGCCGGCGGGAACACGGCGCCGTCGCCCAGAATGTTGACCGTCTTGCCCTCCAGCCAGCTCAGGCCCGAGATCACGGTGGCCGGTGCCCCCGAATAGGTCGCCCCGGCGTCGACAAAGAACGCATCGGCCGGCGTGGCGAACAGGCGGGTGCGCATGCGCTCGATGTAGCGGGTTTGCGCGCCGTTGACGGTGCGGTTGACCACCACATACAACACATCCTCACTGCCCTCGGCCACCACGCAGCACGACTCGAACAGGCCATCGGTGTCATGCCAGTGCCAGGCGCCGATCTGCTGCTCTGGCACGTACGTCAAGCCCAGCAGCTTGCCGTTGCTGCTGACCGCCCACACGAGCGGGTACGGTGCCTTCGAGAAAGCCAGATCGACGATGTCAAGCCCGTCGAACAGGTGCGGGGCACGCAGGCTCAGATCCCCCGTGACATAACCCCCGGCCTGGTAGGTGTAGGCCATCTCGCGCATGTGGCCGCCACGGGAGGCCGCAAACAGGATATTGTTGTTGACAATCACCGGCTGTGCGTTGTTGGCCCCGACATAGGACTGGGGCTTGACGCTGATGCTGCTCGGGGTGATGGCATCGCTGTTGACGCTGGTCACCCGCCACTCGGCAGCCGCCGTCAGCAGCACCAGGTTGGCCAGCGGCACGATGTGGCGAATGGTGTTGGCCTCGCGCGCGGCCACCCGGATGTTGATGGCGTCGTCGTCGCGCACCGGGATCGAATAGGACAGGTTGGACTCGGTGCCACTGCGCGTCATGCGCAGGTTCTGCGGCTCATTGATGGACCCGGCAAAGCAGCGGCGCTGCTCGAAATAGGACACCGCGCCGGGATAGTACCCCGCGCTGGCGAACGGGTTGTTCACCACCGGCGGCGTTTTGCCCAGGTTGGCCGTGATGTTGTCGTCCTTAAAGGTCAGGCCGTCGGTCTGGCCGACATAGCCGTACAGGCCGTTCGCTTGTTTATAGACGTTGTACCGGGTGGCGCCGGTGCTGACCCAGGTGATGGTGTTGTAGTTGCCGGTGACCAGCAGGTTGCCGGTGCCGGTTCCCAAGGCGGACGCGGACGACTCTTCCAGCCCGGTGGGGCCCACACTGGTCACCACGTAGTTGTAAACCGTGGTGCCTGTACCCGTGGGGGTAACGGTCGGCGCTGCGGGGGTGGCAAGGAGGGACACAAAGCTGATGTTCACCAGCGTCCAGCTCACCGCGCCCAGACGGCGCAGCTCGGCGGGCGGGTAGTTGGGGTGCGTGATGGTCAGCACGTCGCCCGACTGGACGAACTTCAGGGCGAACACATCGGCGGCGGCATACGGGGTAACGACCTCATAGGGAACGCCTGCATTCAGCAAGGTAGCGCCCTGGGTGTGAAAACGAACGTACAGGTTGCCGAACTCCAGCACCATGGTCTGGGTCGTGGAATAGGTGAAGGGCAGCACCCGGCATGCCAGGGCCGGGGTCTTGGCGGTGTTGACGTAGGCAAAGCCAGACCGATTGGCTACCGGGCCGTGCGGCAGCACGATCATGTTGCGGCAGACGGACAGGCCGCTCTGGAACTTGGCGTCCCCAATCTGCCCCCAGAACTCGGGCGTCAGCTCGCCACCCGAGAAGCCCGTGGTGAGTTTGCGGGTTTGGCTCATCGGGCGTTCATCCAGCCGACTTGCTGCTTGGGCGCGGCCTTGCGCTGCGAGGCGTCGGAGTCGGTGGCCAGGCCGAACCAGTAGACGAAGACCTTCATGCAGGCCTGCGCGGCAGTGCGCCCGGACTCGCCCTTGAGCACCGGCCCCGCCAGCTTGGAGGCCAGCAGCCAGCCCAGACACTCGATAAACAAGGGTGAGAACTTGGTGGTGTCGGTCACCAGCGCGGTGTAGCGCAGCACCGCGCCCGCCTGGTTGGTCAGCACGATGTCGTTGCCCAGGTCATCGATCTCGGGGCTGAAGTCCTGCGGTGTGTAGGCGCCCCCCAGGATCCCGCGCGTATCGTAGTTGCCGTGGGCCGAGCCGCTGCTCTGGGCGGACGAGCTGTAGTCGTCTGCGGCATTGGGGTCAAGCACCGAGATCATGTTGATGACATTGCTGGGTAGCGCGTAGCAATAGGCCCAGGTCGATGACGGGTTGGCCACGGCCGCCAGGGTCGTGCGCTTGGTGGCAAAGGCCCATTGGTGCATCTCCAGCAGGGCGTTCAACGCCATCGGGTAGAAGCGTGCGCAGTGCTCGGCCTGCGCGGAACCCTCGGGAGGGTCGATGCTCGCCACGGTGGCGCTGTCGCCCAGGTGGCTCAAGGACTGGTTGCAGATATCGACGACGCTGGCCATTCAATTCTCCTAAAAGAAAAGGGGCACACAGGCCCCTTGTTCACTGAGCCGAGGTGCTTTACACCAGGCTGGCTTTGCCGCCTTTGGTTGCCACCACCGGCAAGCCATCGGGGAACAAACGGGCGAAGGCAGCGGCGACCGCTTCGGCCACGGCCGTGCCGATGACCGCGGCTTGCTCGGCCTGGCTTTTCGACAAGGCAGCGACGAAGGCGGCGGGATAACCGACGCCACTTTGCGGGTTGTCCAGCGCCATCTGCTTGACGCGGGCGGCGTTGCTGTCCAGGTACTCCTGGTACTTGGCGCGGCCCTCGTCGTCCAGGGGCTCAAGGTTTTCAGCGGGCAGGCCGTCGTAATCGACTTCGGCGCCAGCCTGGAATAGTTCGTTGCCGATGAGGGACAACTCTTTGACTCTGTAACGTGGCATATTCTTCTTTCAGTGATTGAGGAAGTTTGAGAGGGGCAAGGCCCGAAGGCCCTGCGCAGGGGCTTAGGTGACCGAGAAGCCCGATTTGTACGCGATGTTCTTGACGGCTTGGATGTCTTTGACGACAGCCGCTGTAACCGACATGGAGGCCAGCGTGGTACCGCCCGACGCGATGTAGCGCACGCCGACATAGCGCTTCGGAGCGTAGGGCGCAGCGGGGTCCCAACCCAACGGCACCAAGGTGCCCGCTGGCAGCGACGCGATGGGGAATGCGTCCGTCTGGTTGATCACCTGCACGTTGCTGGTGAGTGCGGCGTCATCGGCCTGGATCAGCTGGAACTGTACCGCCGTGACAGCCGTGGGAGCCACCAAAACGCTGAAGGCGATGTTGAGGTCAGCGCCTGCGCCAATGTCACCGGCCTGGTTCCCGCCAATGGACAGCGGTCCCAGGTCCATGATGTTGGTGCCAAGAGTGCTGTTGGCGGTCAGCAGCTGACCGGCGAGGACACCGGCAGCGGAGACCGAGCCGGAGAGGAAAGCAAAGTTGTCGAGGATCATGGTGAAAATTCCTTGAAGTGTTGGAGTTGAAACAGGGGCCGAAGCCCCGGTTTGCTTTAGACCACGCGGCTTTCGGTGTTGAGCAGCTGGTCAACCTTTCGCAGCGGAACACCCAGGAAGGTGGTCAGCTTGTAAGGTGTGCCGAACTGTGACAGTGCGCTCTCAATGCTCAAGGCGGCATTGGACTTGCCGAGGGCGGCGACGCGCAGCATCGAGTACACGGTGCGGTTGGCGTAGAAGCAAGCCCGGCCCAGCGCCAGATTCGGCACCCGGTCCAGTGCGCGGCTCAGCAAGTTGATGATCTGCGTCGAGGCGGTAGCGGCCTGCGTGGTGGCCTGGGTCGTCAGGTCGGTCACGTTGATGTTGGCGATGCGCACCACGTAGCGCCAGTCCTTGACGGCTACGCCGTTCTTCCACTGGTACAGCGCGCGCAGTGCCTGGTAGAAGTTGTTGTTGGCATCCGGCACCGACTCTTCACCCAGGTCCTGGTGCATCAAACCGGCTTTGGTGCCTTTCGGGAACGGGCAGAACACGGTGTTTTCACCCCAAACGACCAGGTAGATCGAGCAGTTGTTGCTGCCCGTGCCGCCAGCGTCCAGGATGTTGACGCCGTTACCCGCACCCGAGATCGCGCTGTAGCGAGTCTGCAGGCCCAGGAACTGACGAGGGTCAGTGGAGGGGTTGCCGTAGAACAGTGCGCCGGCCATGGTCTGATTCATCGCTTCGATGAAAGCCTGATCTTCCGACAGGCGGAAGGCAGCCGTGTTGCCGTTGAGGTTGGCCAGTTCCACGTCGATGTGCGAACGGGCTTCCAGGATGCCGCAGGCTTCGTCGATCTGGGCGGTGGTGGACTTGGAAGTCGGCACGCCCTGGTTGATCATGCGGTAGAAGACTTGGGGCAAACCGGTTCGGATGGTCAGTCGGTGGCCGGTCGGCAAGTTGCCTTCCATGAATACCGCGTCTTCCAGGATCTCATTGGTCTGGCTCAGTAGTTCGGCGACCTTGGGAACCTGGCCGTCCGGGTCGAGTCGTTTGGCCCAGTCGGCCAGCGTCAGGGCACCTGCACTGAGTGTGGCGCCTGCGAAGCCGACATAGGTCATCTGCTCAGCGGATACAAGACCCGCGTGGAAGCCGAGGACGGCGAGGACGGCGAAGATCATCATCTGCGCGTTGAGGGACTTGAAGTATTTCATGGGTGGTTTCCTTTTATGACTGATTGGGGTAGAGGGACTTGGCTACGTTGGCGCCAGCCGTTGCCGGCCCTGCTCCACCGGTGACCATGCGGTCCTCACTGATGGCCTTGCCTGCGCGCACCATGAAGCGGATCACTTCCGGGTGGTTGCCGAGTCGGCTGTCGTTCAGCAGCGTGCGCAGTTCAGGCGTGCCGAAAGCGTCGAGCGCTTTCTTGGCGGTCGTCAGGGACTCGGTGAGCTTGTCGCCCCCGTATTCCTTGTCGGCCGTCGCGGTTGCCGCCCATTCAGCCGCAGCCTTCTGGATGGTTTCTGCCTGCTTTGTTTCCCACTTCAGTGCGAGTTTCGCGCCGATGTCGGTCACCTTCTGCGCCTCCTCCTGGGACAGCTTGAATTCCTTGGCCAGGCCAGAGAATTCATCGACGGCATCCGCGTCCAACTGCGTCCCTTCCGGGGCAGTGAACTCGTATTTGTCGGGCAGCACCTTCTCAGGCGTGGCCGCTGCCTCGTCCACCTTGACTTCAGGGGCTGCCTGGGTTTCGGTGGTGGAGGTCTGCTGGGTTGCGTCAGTCGTCACCTCAGCCGTGGCCGGGGCGGTAACTGGCGCGGTTGTGCTGGCAGCGGGCGTGGTATTGGCGCCGTCAGTCATAAGCGTTGCGGAGCCGCCCCCGGTGGAGGCGTCCTGCGTGTTCTGGAGTCGATAGCGACGAAATTTCATTCGTTTGCTTCTTTCAGCATTTGGGGATAAAGCTCGGGGCTGGCCGCGTGGATCAGGGCCATGGTGCGCAAACCTTCGTTCTTGCACCCTTCGGAGAACGCCATGGTCATGCTGTTGGTGTTGAAGGAGAGCCGAAACACTCCTGCACGTTCCACAATGCGCCACAGAATTCGCCGGCCACGCTTGCTGGACATCAGCCACTTGATGTCCTCGACATCCGACTGGTCGGCGAGCTTGTCGCGCAGCTTGCGTGACTCGCGCGCCTTGTCCAGGCCGGTGGTGTCGAGGGGGTCGTGATCGCTCATAAGAACTGCAGATTAATTGCGGGTTCTGTACTTACGTGCACCGCTATTTGCCACTGCCGTACAGCACCGAGGCCGCGTCGCGCAGCACGGCGCCCGGGGTGGCCGAAAGTTCGGTGATTTGCAGGTTCAGGCTCACGTCGTTGCCGGTATCGTCCCCGTCGCGCTCGAGCGATTCGCTTGAGCTGGTCACGATGGCCTTCGCGCTCAGCGTCACTTCGGTGCCGGGTTTGAGGGCCTTGGTGATGCCCAAAGCCTCGCACTGGTCGTCGTTGAGCCACAGGGCCAGTCCGCCTGGATAGTTGCTGCTGCCGCAGCAAACCATGCCATCGCACGATTGATCGTCGGCCAGCTTCATGTTGATTAGTTTTGCCATAGGTTCCTCACTGAGATGTGTAGCCAGAGAACGCCTGCATCACGTCGGAGCCTGCGTTGCCGTTGGGTGTTGCCACGGTGCCGAGCTTCTGCGCCGCGCTGGCGGCCTGCTCGGCCATGGCGACCTTCTGCTGCTGTGCTTGCTGCTGAGCGCGCTGGTTGCGGATCAGGGCGACCTTGTCGGACGGCACGATGAATTCAGGGTCAACGCCCAGCATGTCGCTGTACTTGTCAGCCCACATGTCGGAGTCGAACTTGTCGATGATGTCGGGCTTGAAGGAAGCGATCTGGCCCAGGTTGCCGACGAAGCGGTCCACCCCGTTGGTAGCAATGGCCCGCTGCGCCTGGGCCAGCATCGACACATAGGTGACGTTCAGGTCCATGCCGTGCAGCTCGGGCGGTGGCGGCGGCACGATGCCCGCAGCCAACATGTGCTCGAAGGTCGTTTCTATCAGCGGATCCAGCATCTCGGAATGCAAGCGCTCCACCACCGGGCCCAGCATCAGCATCTTTTCCTCGTGCCGCTCGGCCACTTCGGTGGCGGTCATGCTGGAATTGGTGCTGTTCGCCAGCATCAGGAACAGATCCGCAGAGAATGCGCCCCGGATGCGCTCGCGCACGTCCTGAATGTCACCCAGCAGGTGATTCAGGTCAATGCGCACATCAAATGCGGTCTTGATGCCGCCAGCGGGACCGGCCACGTCCACGAAGCTGATGCCGCCCGGCAGGGTATCGACATCGCGGTTCTTCATGTTCGCCGGCACCTGGATGGGCGGCTTGGTCATGTAGTCGATGCCCTGGGCCTTGCGCATCTGCTCGTGCTGCAGCTGCTTGATGTCGCCCAGTGCGTCCATGCCGGGGCTGTTGCCGTAGACATCACCACCGCTGGAAGCCCAACGCGCCGCGATGGCGGGAAAGTTCTTGAAACCCGACTCGCGCAGGAACTTGTCTTTGTTGCCGCCGATCTCGAAGTAGACCGACTTCCAGGCCATGTTCTTGTTGTCGCGCTTGGAGGCATCGCGGTCAGTGCGCGGTTCGATGGCGTGAATGATGGTGATCCAGCTGTCCAGGCTGCCCCGGTCCCACAGGTTCTGCACGACTGTGCTGCAGTTGTCGCGCCCGAACTCGGTCACCATCTCGCCCACGGTCTTCTGGAACTCGCGGTACAGCGTGACCACGTTGCCCTTCCAGTCCTGCGCAATGCAGAACTCACCGGCAGTGAGCGGGTAATGGTGAATCACGTTGTCGAAGTCGGGCATGACGATCGATGACATCGTGCCAAAGGTGCCCAACTCCTCATAGCCAGAGTGCAGGCTGCGGTAGGTGTTGGATTTGCTGAAGATGTCCAGCATCAGCTTGGTGACCAGGCTTAGCCACTGCTTGACGGCGGGGCTCTTGTTCAGATCCGCGTCCGGTGTGGCCAGGCGGAACCACGGCCGGGCCGGGCTGGTCATGCCGGCCATCATGCCAGCGGCCAGGACACGCAGGCTCTTGGTGCCGGTGTTGTCGTAGATGTTGTTGTGGCGCTTCTGGCCGCGGTTGCGGTCCTGGATGAAGAAGCGGCCCGAGCGCGGCAGGATGAAGTCGGACAGCTCTTTGTAGTGGCTCCACCAGGTCGAGCGCTCGGACTTGAGCGCGCCCCAACGGGTGAACAGCCGAGATTGTGGAGTTACGTCAGCCACGGTTTAACTTCCAAGCAGCGTGCTCTTGCCAAGCAGCAAGGTCTTTGGATCCACGCCCGTCGCACCGGTCAGCATGGTGCCGCTCTGGCCGCCCTTGGCCGCCATGCTGTTGGCCGACGACAGCCCGTTGACATCAGGTTGCTTGCCGTTGGCTCGGTTGTTGGCCTGGTCAGCCTGGTCGGCTTGCTTGGTGGCCGCGTCCCTGGCTTGGTTGGTAGCATCTTCCTGCGCGCCAGCCGCTTGATGGGCGGTGTAGGCCTGCGCTGCCATGGTGCCCGCGCCGATATAGGCCATGGTGCCGACCGCTGCAGCCGAACTGGCAGAAGCCCCGAGCAGTAGCCCGATAGATGCTGGTTCACACATGGGTTCAGCCTTGGTTCAGTGATTCGTAAGGGTCATAGTCCCTTCGATCACGCCCGTTACGTGCACCGCTTGCGGGCTCCTTGGGCAGCTGGTACTCGGGCACTGGGTATGCAAAGGTCAAGGCGATCGCGTCGCCATCGTCTGGACTGGCCAGGCCGCGTTGCTTCATGTGCTCCTTGCTTTCGAGCTGGATCTGATCGGCTGGCGTGAACTGGTACTCGACGCTGGTGAGGTCGGTCACCATTGCCTCGTCCTTGGGTAGGCAACCGATGCCGAGCCAGGCCTTGACGCGGCCCCACATCTCCGCGCGCTTGTTGAGGTACTTCTTGGGCTCGTCCGCCTTGCCACCGAATTGCACCTCTATCACATCGTGATTGAGCTGGCGCAGCCGGTCGATCACGCCACCACCGACGCCGCCGCCGTCCACGAAGACGACCGGCGACAGGTGCATGGTCTTGAGGTAGTCGATGTGCTCGGCCACCTTGCTTGCGAGCTGCATGGTGTCGAGCTCGCGAAAGCGCTTGATCGGAATGCCGACGCCATCGCGGCCGACCCGGGTGAAAATCACAGACTGGTCATCGCCAAACCGCGCCACGTCCACACCCACTGCGCAGGTACGACCAATGAAGCGCTCGGCAGTCGGCAGCCGGGACATAGCGATGTCGACCAGCTCGCGGGCGATGAACTGAAGACTCGACGCATTGGGGAACACGCCACGGACACGGACCTTCACGAAGTCCGAGTCCTCGCCATAGTCCTTCACCCACTCGGCCAGCAGCTTCTTGTTCGTGATGGCGACCGTGCGGCTGTCGATCTGCCTCACGTTCCAGCGATGGCGCTGCTTGCCGAAGCACTCGGCAAAAGCCCCGGTGTTGCGGGTTGGGTTGCCGAACACGAAGTGCATCGGCTCGCCGTCGGTCTTGCCGCCCTCGGCCACTTCCCAGATCTTGGCCGGGATGGCTGAGGCCTCATCGAACAAGTACCAGGGCGTGGAGCTGGCCGCATGCAGACCGGCGAACGATTCGCTGTTCTCTTCCTGGCTGGTCTGGGCGTCTACGCGCCAGCTATCGGGGTATTGCTTATGCACCAGGCGCATGGCGCCCTTCCCGGTCGTGATCTGGAACCAGTGCTTGTTCACCGACCGCGACAACCAGGACGACACTCCGGCCCAGGTCTTGCTCGACAGCTGCGCGGCGGTGTTGGCCGTGACGACACCCTTGCTGTGTGGCCGGGTGGACATGATCCACAGCGTGATCCAGGCCGCCATGGCCGACTTGCCAATGCCGTGGCCAGAGCTCACGGCGTACTGGATCGGGGCCACGGCATGGGTGCCGTCAAAGCCCCGCTCGCGCACGTCGCGCCCGATGCTGTCGAGCAGCTCACAGGCCCAGGCATCAGGCCCGTACTCACAGTCGTAGATCAGATTCCAGGGGCTGGGCAGCTTGACCAGCTGCAGGCTCTTGTCGGTGTCCCAGGGGAAGGCGTAGAGCACGAACCCCAGCGGGTCCGCATAGAAGCGGCCCATGTCCTGGGCCAACATCAGCTCGGGATTAGACGAGGCCACTGCGCTTTCGGGCCTCGAGCAGCGTGTTCACCACGTCCACCTGGCCCGTGTGCTCGACCTGCTGCTTCTCACCGTAGCGCTTCGGATCCCACTTGGCTAGCAGCTTCAGCCTGGTCTCGATCTGCAGCTTACGATGGCCCAGCATGTCGCCGCGCTTCACCTCGATCTGCTCTGGCACCACCACGTCGCCGTCCTGGTTCTTGACAGCCGGCGTGACCTTCTCCTCGACGCCAATCTGGGGTGTATCGGCAATGGTCAGGCAGTCGTCTGCAATGTGGTCAAAGCCCAGTTCTCGTGCGCGTGCGATGCGTTGGGAAATGTCAGCGTCTGCTTTGGCCCAATCGAACACCACCGTCCGGTCCGGCATGTGCATATCGCGGCAAATTTGCGCCATCGGTTCACCCGAAGCAAGCCGCGTGCAGATTTCAGCGATCAGGATTTCTCGGTCTGGGTACATGGCCTGCGACTTTGGCCCGGGCTCAATCGCTTACGTGCACCTTCCTCCAAGCTGTCGCCACCTGGCTGCGTCGCAGGCCCTTCACGATGTTGCGCACCTGGCTCTTGCTGATCTCGAACTTGGCGGACAGCTTGCGATAGCCCCACCCTTCGTCGTGGAAGACCAGCAGCAGCTCCACGTCGTGGTTGGTCAGCTTGGAGTTGCTGTGGCTCTCCCCCACCCTTCGGCCCAATTCGTTCACCCCGACAAACCTGATGGTCATAGCACCAACCTTGTAAAAATTTGCTCGTTCATTTGGAGACTTTCAAAACGTGGGGCGTGTAAAAAATAACGTACTCAAATGGAATAGCCCGGTGCTGATGGAACAAGCAGGTCAGGTTCCCTAGACCCCTGACCCTGCTTGTTCCTGTTCCAGCACTGCACGGAAGGAACAAGCAGAACAGGAACAGGCATAAATAGCTGCTTGTTCTGCTTGTTCCAATCTGAATTAGCTAAAAATTGCATGTAAATAATTACCCGTTGACGTAGATAGACCCGTCGCCACCATCGTCATCGTCTATCGAGAACCCACTTTCGGGGTCTGCCAACAGCTTTTTGAGCGCCGCGCTAGCCACTTTTTTAGAGTTTGGCGTGCGGTCGTCAGGTGGGGTTAGGCGAAGCATCTCCTCTAGCACCGCCTTGCGCTCGATGCCTGAGCTCTGCGCCAATGCGAAGGTGGTGAGCGCTTCACGAGCCCGACCACCCCACGGCCCGTCGCCCTTGTTGGCCCCAGCCCCACCTTTGGCTTTCTCCGGCACCGGTATGTCCGACACCACGCAACTGGTTATCACGTCGCCGTCCTCATCGGTGCCGATGCCCACGATAGGCAAATCAAAGCCCCACTCAAGGCCATCCTGGCCGTCCTTTTGCTTGGATGCCTTGAGCTTGCGCCCCGTGTCCATCCGCGACACCTCCAGCTCCGCATCGGCCGCAGCCTTCAACCCTGACCAACCGCGAGCCCCCTTGCTGGCATCCTTGCCGGAGTGGTGCACCAGGATGACCACTGCCCCGGTGGCCTTGTGGATGCCCTTGCAGTGCTGCAGCGCCTTGCCAATGTCCTCACCTGCGTTCTCGTTGGCACCAGGCAGCACCTGGGCCCAGGTGTCCACCCAGACCACAGCCACGGGACCGCCCACCAGGATTTCCTTGCAGACCTCGAGCACGTCGTCTTTGATCATGAAGTTGGGGGCTGCGCTGATCACCCCGAAGTGCTCGCCTAAGGCGTTCAGCTCGTCCAGGCTTATGCCGTGGTGCCGTGCGTAGGCGTTCACCCGGTTGCGAAAGCCCCCCGCGCCTTCGGCCGCTATGTAGACCTGGCGGCCCTGCTTGACGCGCAGGCCGCGCCACGGTATGCCCCGCGCCATGGCCATCCCCAGGTCCAGCGCCATGAACGATTTGCCGGAGCCCGACTCACCGTACAGCACGATGATCTCGGCCTTGGGCAAGAGGCCCTTGATCAGGTAACCCAGGGGTTTGCCGCCGGCGAAAGATCCCAGGGGCTGGACACCAAAACGGTTAATCTTGGTTGCTATTGTTTGTGTAGCTGCTGGCGTACTAGGTATGGGGGCTAGAGCCTCATTTGTGCAGTCGTCGAAGTCGTCCACACTTCCGGTAAGCTCCGCATATTGAGCGTCAATCGACGGTACGATCGGTGCTGCAGGTGGTGCCAGGTTCTCGAAGTCGGCCAGGCCGGCCACCGGTGTGGACTTGGCTTTGCCCTTCTGGCACGACTCCACCCACAAGTACATCAACGCCCGGTCGCTGTCCTGGCGGCGATGGTCCAGGGCGACCTCCATCGTGAACGGGTTCAGCGCCAGCATGCTGAACACTTCCTCGTCTGTCAGCCCGGCGTTGTACAGGCCAATGGCCGCCGCGAACAGCGCCAGCGAACGGTCGCCACTGGTCTCGCCAGTAGTCAGGAACTTCACCGTGCTGGTGGACAGCGGCAAGCTGTCAAGTGAAGGCAGCACCATCTCGTCCAGGATGTCGGGCAACTGCATGCTGATGACAGTGGCCGTGGTCTTGCTCTTGGCATAGCGCGTGCTGAGCTCGCTGAACACCTCAGCCCCCGGGGCGCTCACGCCAGGCCGGGAGACCTTCAATTTTTGCCCGGTAATGGTCAAAAAACGAGGCTGGTGGCCGGCATAAACCTCAATGCCGATCTCATGGTTGGTCCAGTCGTTCGGGATCTCGCCCAGGGCCATGATGCGCAGGCCCTTGCCTGACGGTGACAGCTCGGTGTAGCTGTCGGCCCGGTCGATGATCTCGCGCGCCCAGTCCGCGATCGTGTTGTCCTGGACGCAGTTGTCCAGGTCAATCGCGATGACGCCGTGGGGGTTGGTCATGACGTAACCCAGGCCGGCGAACATGCTGGGGTTGTCGTTGTAGGCCTTCAACGCCTGGGCAAAGGTGCCCCAGCGGTCGGGTTTGGCCGTGCTGATGCCGTAATACGGCGCCAGGCACAGGTGCGGGATCTTGTCGTACTTCTGGCGCTTCTCGGACCAGACCGCTTTCCAGGGCGCCCAGCGGGCGTTGGCTGTGAGACTCTCGGGGATGTTGTCAGGGTTGAAGGCCTGCAACGGGGGGGTCTTGGGTTGAGTCATCACGCGCGCGACCTCCACCATGTTTTCCATTCGCCTTCGACAGGGCTACAAACCAAGAGCGGCGCAGTGTCGCCCGGGATGATCACGCGCAGCGACAGCCCGCGGGCGTGGGTGTCCCACTTGAATAACTCAGTCGCGGCGTGCAGCACCTCGGCTTCATCCTTCACGTCGAACGTGATCACGTCACGCCAGGAGCCCTTGGCGTTGACCTGCAGCTTGACGATCTTCTTTCCGGGTGTGGTCACGATCCGACCTCCTGCCCATCCATCCAGTTGAACTCGGATACAGGGCGGTGCATGCGGCACTGGGTGCAGTAGGTGCCACCATAAAACTTGGGATCGCGTGCATAGGTCTCAGCCAGGCCCAGGCCCATGCGTGTGCTGACACCGCATTCCTTATGGATATAGGACGAACGCACCGGGCGGACAAAGCCTTTGGCGCGTTCCTCCGCACTCAGTATCAGATAGACCGGCGCCTGGTCAACCGGCTCGGCGTCGTTGCCACGCGTCAGGCGTGGATCGTTGGGGTCTGTGGTCAGGCTCATTGTTTGCGTCTCACTTCAAAGTTGAAATTTCCGTCAGCGACGCTCATGAGCACGACGTAGCCACCGGTCTCATCGACCTCGGCGATCGGCACGGTGACGATTGGGCCGTTGCGGCGCAGCAGGGCGATCAGCAGCTGGTCCCGGAAGTTCTCCAGGACCTGCGCGTGCAGGGGCGAATCTGCTTTAGCAATGTCAATTCCAGAGCCCATGCCCTACCCCTGCAGGCGATGAACTACCGAGGTCGGGAACGGGTTGTTCGCGGACGACGACCCGATGCGCGGCACACCACCAATCTCGTCAGGCTGCTCCAGGAAGGCCGAACGGTCTTGTCCGGTCATCTTGAGGTATTCGTTTTCCACCTTGGCCGTGTCGATCAACACGCTGGCCACCTGGGCCACCGCGCGGGCACGGTCGGGCTCCATGGGGTTATCGCGGTTGCGAAGGTCGGCCAGGGTGTCCATCAGGTGCTGGCGGAGTTCATTGATGTGAGGAGAGGTAGTCATGTTGTTTGTCCTTGTTGTTCATGTTCACGGGTGATTCGGTTGACCTGGCGCGTGATCGCGCCTTTGAGTTGCACCAGCTTGGCCAGCTCGGGGTTGCTGCTGCGCGGGTGGTTGCGCCTGGCGTTCTCGGCACGGCTGATGCACTCCAGCCGGTCGATGGTTATCTCCTCAAGCTTGACGGTCTTGCGTCCGGACTTGAATACGACCAGCAAGCCCTTGGCGATCGGGCCGTGCGTGGCCTCCCACACCAGGCGCGCCACGGGCGTCCAGCGGTAGCAGCTCGGGCCGGGTTGGTCCGAAGTCTTCTGCTGCAGGATCTGGTCGGATGTGGTGATGCGGTAGCTGCCCACAGGCACCCAGTTATGTTGGGCCGCGCCTCGCATCTCGCCCTTTTTGAACTGGGTGCGCTCGGCCCCCGGCGGGCTCCAGCCTTTCATGCCGGCGTTCCACGGCACCAGGCCAAGTTTGAAGCGGCCGCGCTTCATGGCCTCGTTCTGCTGACCGCGCTGGACGCGGGCGGAGTAGTCGCTCTTGAAGAACGCTTCGCTCTTTTTGAGCCCATGGCGGGCCGCGGTCTGGTGGATCTGGCCCACCGGCCGGTCCAGCAGCGCAGCCACGTCGGTGGCCAGCACGTCGGGGTACAGCTCGCGCAGCAGCTCGAGCTCGGCGGGCGTCCACAGCCGGCGCGGCGCCTGAAGGTTACGAGACTTGGTCATGTCTGGTCAGACTTGACTGACCAGGTCGGCCACGCGCGGGTTCATCGTCTTGGAGCGCGGCACACCGTAAAGGGCCTCAATCTCTTTGGCGCGGTGCAAGGGGACCCAGCCCTGGCGCACCCAGGCGCTCACCGCCTGCTGTGTCACGCCCAGGCCTTCGGCCAAGCGCGCCTGGTTACCGGCAGCCTCACAGGCGGTGCTGATTCCGGTGGGTTTCTTGATTTTTCTCAACATCTCTACGTCCTTGAATTGTTTAACTACACAACTAAACTAAACCTATGTTAACGCAAAAAGCTGTTGACTACGCAAATATCAAGCGGAGATTGATGCGGGGCGCGTTATAGCTTTGCGGACCGCTCCGCTTTAGAATCAACCTTTTAGTGGAGATACCGCATGGACAAATCTTTGCCAAGCTTCGCCTACCTGCTGGAGACAGACCTCGCCCGCAAGGGCCTATCACAGCGGGAACTGGCCGCCAAGCTCACAGAGCAGGGAGAACAGCCCCTAACAGAGCAGGCCATCAGCAGCTGGAAGTCCCGCGGTAAGGTGCCGGGTAAGCGCATGGCGCGATTGCTTGAAATCCTGGGGCCGGATAGCGAGGTAGGGAAGGCCCACGCCCGAGGGGACACCCCAACCATGGTCGGGACGTTTCAAGGTGAAACAGTCTACCCAGTGCGCAGGCAAATATTCAAGCCTCAGCCCGACACGATGGAGCAGGAAAACCCGCCGCTTCCGGAGGAGCATCGCCCCCCCCCCCCCCCCCTAAGACGCGGTTTCCCAAGGATCTCTCGCCCGAAGAGATCGAGGCCTCGGTGGGGGCGCATCTTCGCCCTGATTTGCGCCAGTTCCTTGAGGTGCCCATGACGATCGGGAACAAGCGGCTGCGCTACGACTATGTGAGCCCCAAGGTGGTGGCCGAGATCTCCGTGGCGCCACATCAAAGCCTGAACATGCTCCCGCCCGGGTTTTACCGAAAGTTGTATCGAATCGCCATGATGCAACGGCAGGATGCGGACCGTCCGAGGAGGTATGGGCTAATCGTCGTTGGCGATCCACACCATGCGCGCCACCGCGTCGAAGCGAACCACATGGGGATCGAGCTGGCGATCGTACCGACGGCCCAAGAAGCGGCCCAAACGATAGAAGAGTGGGAAATAGCCCCGTCAGAAGATTTATTTAGCTCTTAAAGTAGTAGCACTCAACACACAGCCAGCCTTCGCGCTGGCTTTTTTACGTTTGAATACTACGCATAATTCAACAAATAGCTTGTGGACTACGCTTTAGTTGTGATCTAATTCAACTACGCAATTAAATGCGTACCAACTAAACAGGAGTTCCACATGCCACATACCCCCCTGCAAATCACCAAGGATCTGCTCAAGCCCTGGAGCCCGTGCTCTGACGGCTACAAATGGTTTCTCGCCAAGTTCCCCCAGGGGGCCGAGTACACGGCCGTGCAAAAAGCCCTGCGCGAAGACAAGCGTTTCGACGATGCGCGCTGGCTGACCGACAAGGTCTGGGTCAACACCATCCTGGAGAACCCTTCGATCACGTTGGACGTAACTGCTGATCACAAGGCCGAGGCCTTGGAGATCATTGCAGAAACCAAGGCCTTGACGTTGGAGGTGCCAACCGCGGAAGAGCTGGGCACCGATGCTCCGACGGCAACCAACGACGGGGGCACACGTAATTCCCAGATCGGTGCCAGCGGCGACTCCACCCGGATCGGTGCCAGCGGCCACTCCACCCGGATCGGTGCCAGCGGCCACTACACCCGGATCGGTGCCAGCGGCCACTCCACCCGGATCGGTGCCAGCGGCGACTCCACCCGGATCGGTGCCAGCGGCGACTCCACCCGG